AAAATGAACGACCGTTGAACGAAAATGAACAAGGTTTCTTTTGTTCAAATAAATCTTTTTCGTTCATAAATTCGTTAATTTATGATTTTGAATTGCTTGAGTGCAATGACGAGTATTTTTGGTCTCCTAGTTTAATCCGCAGACAAGAAGAGCGAAGAAGTAAATTTGAAAAAAAGCAGGAACAACGTAGGCTCGCAGGCATTAAAAGTGGTGAAGCTAGAAGAAAAAAGGAACAAAATCGAACGACCGTTCAACGAACTTCAACGGTCGTTGAACAAAACGAACAAAAGGAAAGGAAAGGAAAGGAAAGTATATATTCATATTCATATTATAGCGACGCTGAAAATGAAAAATCAGATAAGAATATCTTATCCATGTTTGATGAATCTAAAAAACATGATTCATATAAAAACGTGTTCAAAATTTATATGAATGATGTAGGTGAGATTTCTTCGGTGACAAAAGAGAAACTAGAATGTCTTGTTAATGACTTTGGTGAAAATGAAGTTATTAATGCTATTAGTAAATCTAGCGAAGTAGGGAAAGCTAGTATCGCATACATCACAGCCGTTCTAAATAATAAGATTAGGGAGGAGGCAGCAAAGGGTGGAACAAGCAAATGTAACAGCAATGCTAGAAGCGTGTCTCGAAAAAATTCGAGAAAGGACGAACACGTCGACTGGCAAGCGGAATATGAAAGAGTCCACGGGAAAAAATGAGTTCTTCTATCCGATATATGACGAACCAGTAGTCATTCAGACAAACGTTAATACAACCTATGCTGCAGTCGGAATTCCTAGGCGCTATTATTCTATGGATTTTGACTGGTTGCGTAAAAATGGTAGTTTTTCAAAGGAAAACGCTGAAGCTTACGATGTGGTTAAAAAGTATTCTAATAATCTGAAAACTAATCTTGATTCTGGCAAGGGCCTCATANCAGCTGGTACCGGTAAAACATCAATTGCGGTGAGTATCTTAAAACAGGCGATGGCATTAGGCAAAGGGTGCCTCATGATTTCTATGCCTAATTTATTAGATACCATGCTTACATTGTCTAAAGGCGACAATGTAGCTTATCTAAGATTTGAGCAAAAACTTAGAAATATCCCATTGCTATTGCTCGATGACTTTGGGGCGGAGTACTCAAAATCTGATTGGGTACCGTCTAAAGTCGAAAGCATCATCATTGATCGCTACAACAGGATGAAACCCATCATTCTTACGACGAATTATAGCGATGCTTGGACTGAAAAGAATTATAGTCAAAGAGTATATGACCGCCTACGTGGTGAATATGCGGTGGCTATATTCAATGGAGCGTCTCACCGATGAAAATTCTATTACGATGTCAGTTTAGATTCCGAAAAAAATCTCATGACCGGTTCCCAACATTAAATGAGTACATTGATTGTGAGCGTGGCTCTACTATAGCGGCGGCTGCTATGAAAAAGAAATGCACTGAGCAGGTTAAAGAACAATGCATTTCACAGCAGATACAACCTGTTAATGGGAAAGTAGACCTATTATTTGAATGGCATTCTTCAACTAGGCACGATCCTGACAATGTAGCGTTTGCCAAGAAGTTCATTCTTGATGGGTTACAATCTGCTGGTGTGATAGAAAACGATAATAGGAAATTCATCGGAACTATGGCTGATGAGATTATTCAGGATGATGAAGACTATGTAATTTTACACATCACAGAGAATATGGGAATATTCTTGTGATTATAAAATTAGTGGAGGTATAAAATGACTGTTAAAGAATTAATAAAGGCGTTACAGATGTGTGATCCTGATGAGCAGTGTTATGTTAGAATTAATGACAATTTTTTCGAAATCGATGATGTTTATGGTGTTGCTAATACGAATTATTATGTAATAGACGCTTATGAGGAGTGATAAAATGCTAGTCGAAGATAAGGATAAATGGTGTTGGGTAGATGTGGTTCATGGTAACGCAGGAATACCATGCAATACAATACAAGGTGCAATCGATAATTATTTTTTAGATGAGCCGGACAGAAAAGGAGCGACCATTGTAAAAATAGGACATCCTAATTATTGTATCCCGGAGGTTGATGCCAAATATGTAATCGAAGATATAATTAATCATCAAATTGACGATGAGATTGCTGAGTGGTCCGAAGATTATTTGACAGATGTTAAGAAAGAACATATCGATGAATTAAGCAAGGAACTAACAACGGTCTTTCGCAAATGGGAAAAGAAACATGGTTACGAAAACACAGGGTATGTAGTTTTAGAAACAAAATCGTACCCTGTTAATAGCAAAGGCAAACTTATTGTAGTGTAAATACTAATTATATTAATTATTTCTTATGAAGTTGGTATAAACAAATTCGGACTAAATCACAAAATCAATGATAAAGGAGGAAACATATTTGAATGAATATGATATTGAAAAAATCACTAAGTTGGCCACAGAGGTGGCAACCAAAACTTACTATGAATTAGCCAAGCAAGAAAACGCTCAACTAGGTCGTAAACTTCGACACAATACGATCAAGTTATTGAAGCATTACAGTCAGCTGCAGTCATATGTCGATAATGCTATCTCGGATTCTACACAGGCCGAGGATATATGGCTCAATGAACTATTAGCTGATATGTTTGACGACAATAGCATAGTGAGGGTGAATGCCATCGTTAAGAGCAAGGAGAAAACAGCATTGATGATGCGCCATGTAAATAACATGCTAGACATCTATGCTGAAAAGTGTAGTGCAAAACAATTTAAGTATTGTGAGTGCATGCGTAGGTATTATATTAATGGGGAAACGCTAGAACAAATTGCTGAATCATTCCCTGAACAGCCTGATGTACGTACCATCAAACGCTACATTGCTAGAGGGATTGAAGAACTATCCGTATTGCTCTGGGGCGTTATTGGGCTAAATACAAAAATCGCTTAATAAAATTGTCCCAAAACTGTCCTAGACATGTCCTTCTTGACATTTTATAATGATAGTGTGAGTTAATGGGACAACAAATACTCTATCTCTCAACGACACAGT